TACGACAAGAAATAAATAAAAGAGGACAAGAAGCAGTAATACTTTTTGAAACTATCTATAATAAAGAAGTAGAACTTGCAATGAAAAAGCAAGAAGGAAAAGCTTTAACCATTCAAGAAAAGAAAAAAATTCTAAAAAAATTAAATTACATGATGCCAATTGTTGAAACAGCTTTGGGCAAAAAAGAAGAGATTAACACAAATAGTGTAGAGCTAAATGAAGGTATGCCTTTGTTTAAATTATCTGATAGAGAGCTCAATCAAACAGATGAGTATTCAACAAGACTTCGAGTAAGAAAAGAAAAACCTTTGGTCAATAAAGTTGCGTCTATTGGTGGGCGTGGCAGAACAATTACGCTTGAACCATTAGGAGTAGCTGCAGGTGTAACGCTTAATATACAGATCGATGCTGCTGTAATGGCTTTAGTGTTATCAAAATTTGATGCGTTAAACTTATATGATGAAATTGGTCTTAAATTAAGGGATGAAGAAGCAGGAACTACTGAAATCAATAAAACATTTATTGAAACAATGAATTCTTATGATCCGTTAGTAGCGATGGGGGATGCGTTAAGTCGAACTTTTGTTGGATACGTTAAATACATTGCTGATGGCAAAGCACAAATCATTAAAGATGGTGGTACAAAAGCCGATTCAAACGCATGGGCAGAAAGTATTAACACTATTTTAGAGACAGCATTAAAAAAGCAAAAATACATTGGTAAATCAGATCCTAAAAAACTAAAAGAAATACAAAAAGCAATAGAAACATTTAAGTCTGACGCCCAAGTTAAAGCAAAAGCAAGAAAAATTTTATTAAGCAAAGTTACAAATGTTTTACATTATGACAGTAACTCTAAAGGCTATCAAAGTACTGAACAACAGAATACAGAAGAAGATATTAGCGCTCTTGTAGATGAGCTTATTAATGAGGAAATTAGAAAAGCAAGAGATGCTGCTGATAAATTAGGTTCTTCTCCCGCTTCTAATAATCAAGAATTTGAGCAATTTAAAAATGATAGCACGTATAGAGACGCCATAGGAAAAGATGCTCCTGACTTTATTACTTCTCTAAATACCGAAGAAGTATTTGAAAACTTAATAAACATAGGACATCAAAAAGAGTCTGCTGAACATTTAGAACATTTAAGATATGTGGTTACAAACATTATTGCTCCTAGAATGCGCAAAGTAGGTTTAAGTTTACAGACCAAAGGAAAGCGTACTCGTGGAGACGCTATACCGAGTATTCCAAGAGTATATATTAGTAACGCTACAGGTAGGCCAGAAAGTAAGATAAGTATGTCTGTAGCAGGAGCATATGTGCATGAACTAGGGCATTTAGCTACTTATGATCAAATTAATATTAATGATGGGGGAATTCAAAGAGAGTTTCATACTTTATTTAAATATGTACAGAGGTTAGTTAAAAAAGGCCAAATTGATTACACAGCTTTTTTACCAGATCGAAATGATACATCTGATCCAATAGCTAATGAAATAGCACAAGAGCGTTTAGATCATATTTTTGCTAACGAGGAAGTAATTGAAACAAAGCACACAGATGTGCATTCTGGAGAAGAGTTTATTTTAAAAAGAAATAACTTTTTACATGAATTTGCTATGCTTGGGTTGCTTGATGAGAATTTTAGAAAAACTTTAAAAGAGTTTACTCCTCCACAAGGTAAATTAATAAAAGGCGAAAACTTTGCTGAAAAGTTTATGAATTTTTTCCGAGAATTATTACGTAAATTTGATCAAAAATTATTAAACACAGGAAACTTAAACGCTGCAGATAAACTTCAAAAAATAATTGAAGCTATGACAAATGTTGAAAATAAGAATAAAAGTAAATTAGCTAGAAACTTTGAATTTTTTGAAGCCGGGAGTCGTTTAATGAAAACGGCGTTGACTAAAGTAATTGTTCAACCTCTAGTTACTTTGGCTTCAACGAGAGCGTTACAACAAAGCAAATATGCGCTTTTAAGTAGTGCAGCAAAAATAATTTCTGTAGCTCCCACTGTTAAGTTTAAAGATTTTATTGAAGCTTTGAGAAATACTAGAAGACGTATGGGAGCTTCTGCTTTAGGAATGACAGACTCTATTCTTAGGGAATTAACAGGTCCAAGCCCAGATATGATTGCTTATCATACTATGGTTAGTACAGTAAATAAACATGTGGATCAAAACGGGCAAGCCATAAATGACTCGGTTACTGTAGAAATGCGCGAAGCGTTTCTTAAAAAAGGGTTTTCAATAGATCAAAATCATTCTGTTAGTCGTGTGTACATGCGAGGAGATATGAGCTCTTTATATCTAAAATATACCAACAAAGAGATTGAAGAGTTTTTAAATGAAGATCAAGTCGCATTAGAAAAAGAAATTAAAGCGTTAGAAAATGAGCTATTAGGCATAACTGATGGTCAAGAGAACAACGGCAGAATTGTAGATTATTATATGCTTATGGCTAGAAGTCTTGCAGGTATTATGATTAATGGCAAAGCAGAAGCAAAAGTTAGCAGTATAAACGCACACAATATAGCTAACTTAAATCTTACTAATAAAAGTATAGATCCATTGATAGCCGATACAGCAGAAGAGGTGCTTAATAGGATTGTATCGTTAGAAGCTCTTAAAAGAGTTAATAATAAAGATAAAGCTAATTTAAAGAAAGTCTATGAAAGAGAGTATGCTAGAAAAGACATTAATGGAGAGCTCCTTGAAAATGGCATAGACTTTATTGCTGCTGCAAGCATTGATTTAAAAGAAGAAGCTATAGGAAAAAATGGTGTATTGAGAGGGCAGAGAGCTCTTGCTGTTCAAGGCTACGTTAAAGATATGTTTGATGCAGATACAAGTTATAGAGTAGGAACTGCAGCAGAAGCTGCGCATTATGAAAAATTACATTATGAAAGGCTAACAAAACCTATTCCTACAGATCCTTTAGCGGATGAAACAAGTAATGAAATAGTGGAGCCTTTGTATATTTATATAAATAAAGATCGAAGAGAGACGGCAAGAGAAGCTGGAGCAGTAACGATGCGACAAGAAGCCAGCAAAGGAACAGATATTATTGAAGTCAGTTCTCAACAAGGCAGTATGGAACCAGGAATGACCGGGGGAATTCAAGGAGACGCTATACTAAATAAAAATATGGATTTAGTAGACGAGTTCTTTAACGGCAACGATACACTTTCTTTAGATGGAGAAGCTAATATATTAGTTCCTATTACTGATGGCGTAGGACAAATATCTGGCTGGCGCTATCTAATGGATGAAAAAACTAAAAGACATATGCTTAATAGAGACGATGAATTTGGAGCTATGATGGCTTCAATGACATCTTCAAGTCAAGTAAACCCAGTAGGCACAAGACTAAATAGTAGAATTGTTAGTATGATTTTAGATACTTTTCAAACGGCTACTGTAAAACAAGCTGAACACTTTGTATTTATAGGAGAGAAATCTGAAGACCTTAACCTTAGAGAAACATGGCAAAGAATACCTCCTACAATGCGCCAAGAATTACAAAATGCTTTTGGTGAAAAAGGATTTTATGTTCACGAAGAACTTGTGGAACAACTTTTTGGACGCAAAAAGAAAAGAATTTCAGACTGGTTAGAACAGTACGCTAGTGAAATTGAAACAATGGAAAAAGAACATAGAAACGCATTTGCTGAAATGCTACTTGATAATGACGGTGCTTTAGCAAAATTAGGAATAACTCCAGGAGGATTTAGAAAAGCTGGTGATGCATGGTACGAACTTGTAAAACTTGCTAAATACACAATTGTTGTAAAATTAGGACAAGTTTTATTAGAGAATGTGTTAAGTAACACGTTGGTTTTAGCTACAGCTGGGTTAAGTATTCCTGAAATTGTCAAATATAATATAACTGCTGTAACGCATTCTAGAGAATATGTAAAAAATACAAAAATAGTCTTAGCTTCTGAAAGAGCAATAAGCGTTAAATTAAGAAGAATAGAATCTGGAAATGTTAGCAGGGCTCTTAAAAATAATATTGAAAAAGATATTAAAGCTTTAAGAATTAAGATAATACAAAGCAACGAAAAGATGGCAATTAGCCCAGTTAGAGAGTTGAACGAAGCTGGTCTTTATCAGACTATTGTAGAAGAAATAGACATAGAGCAAAAAAGTGGAAAATACGCAACTATAGTGTCAGATTATTTAAAACCTGGCGCAGATAAATTAGGTCCACTTAAAGCACCTGTAGATGAATTCTTTGTAAACAAGACATCTGCTACAGGCAATTTCTTTAAAATTGCTACTCAACAAAGCGATTTTGTTGCAAGATTCGCTATGCATCAGCACAACATGAAAAGAAAAAAGATGTCAAAGAAAGAATCTTTTGCTCATGTAAAAAAATTATTTGTTGCGTATGATACAATGACACACGGAAATTTACAGTGGGGAAATGATGTAGGATTATTAATGTTTAGCAAATATGTGCTTCGTATTCAGGGGCAGATAATAAATCTTGTAATTAACCATCCTGCAAGAGTCGCTTCATTATTACTTTCAGCAGGATATCTTGATATACGTGTACCATTTATAACTAACTCATTCGCGTTAACAGGAAGCTTATTACACAATGTTAATCTTGATCCAACAGATATAGCATTAGCACCTCTTGCTAACGTCTATACAACCGCTGCATCAAGTGTTGTATTTGATGATGCTGTTACGGATTATGCTCTTTATTAGTTTTAGACTTTTTGTACGATTTATAATCAACATTTAAGCCTACAAAAATAAAAAGTGTAAATACTACGGCTAAAAGCACTACACCTATAATTGTTAATATATAGCCCATAAGCATAGACGCAAAAACAATACCTCCTAGCAATACTGTTGAAAGTACTGCTAGGATAAGGTTTTTAATTTTCTTAAACATAGTTAATTAGAATTACTAAACAAACTTTGATCGTCAGAAGGTTCTTCGGTAGATTCTTCTGCAGCATCGTTTTTAGAAACAATGCTTTCTGTAAAAGGTAATTCTACTTGATCTATATTAGAAAGATTCACTGGGTCTGACTTATCTGCTTTTGATTTCCGTGAACAACATTTCTTTTTAGGAATATCTTCAGGATTCATAATACTTATAACAGCTGTATTGCCATTACTACCACGACCTGCGGTAAAAGTTACTTCTACGTGTTTACCAGCAAGGTTAATTCCTTGATGGGCTACGTATTCTTCCAGAGCTTTGTTTATCTCTGTATTTTTCAATGTAATGTCCATTGTATTTCCTTGTTAAGATTTAAATGTTTGGCTTGCATAATGCGCAACCATTAAAGCATCGCTTTTGCCATCTTGTAAGCCGCCTTTTGAGCCTCTAATAGAGGCATCAGGATAAAGACGATCACATATACTAGCTACTTCGTTTTTAATAGCTTTGCCTTTGGTTTTTACACCTACAAACTTCTGCCATACTTTAGGAGTCACTAAACCTACAGATAATCCCACCACTTGTGGAATTACATTTACCCTTTCGACATTACGTCCAAAGCTAAAATTAGATTTAGCTGACATTCCAAATAAAGTATGAACATCTTCTATCATAACTACAGGAATATTAAACTTATTTTTAGCAGCAGTTAGCCATTCAGCGATATCTTTTGGTTTTTCAATATTTGAATAAAATTGCACATATTTAGTGCTGGGAACTAAAAGGCAATAATACCCTTTAGCTCCCGGATCACATGCAATATATGCTACAAGTTTGCTCATTAAGCGTTAGCAAATAAGCTTGAGGTTGCGGCTGGCGTAGCCGCTGTTGGTGTGCCAACAGTGGATGCGGCTGCAGCATCTCTACCAGTAGTAGATTTGTCAGGATATGTTCCTCCAAATTTACTTTCCCATTTATCAGTAAATGAGCCTTCGTCAGCACCTGCTTTAACTTCTGTTGCAGTTAAGCCGTCAGCGTTAAAGAATTTGTCAATGACATTTTCATCTTTAACTTCACCGCTTGGAACCCATTTGCCAGCACCATTGTCAGTTACTTTATCAACTGTTTGTTTAATAATACCTGCTAGAATTTCTTTTCCTAAAAGGTCACTAATGACAGCTGTTTTTTGTGGAATTTCAGCTTTAGCTTCAAAATCCCAACGATTTACAACTTTTTCAACTGTTTCTAAAGCATTCATTTTTGTTTTAAGAACAGCTTCAGTAAGTGATTCAGCTAATTTGTACCCAGGTAGATACTGTTTTTTGCCTTTAGCATCAATGTAAGTGTTTTTGTTGCCTTTGGCATCTCCACTTGAGATCCAAATTGTTTGGCGTACATTTGAGCCACTATCAACACCAGTTAGATGGAGATTAAGTGAAAGAGCTCCTCTTGCTGATTGATCAATATAAGCTAGTTCAATGTTCATGCGATGAAGACCTGAGTCAACTAGAAATGATCCACCTCCAACTGAGTCTTTGTCGCCTTCGATTGTGTCGTTTGATTCAAGATTACTTAGTAAAGACATAATGTCTCCTTCATATTTAGGTTAATATTATTTGTAATAACTATGCAAGCGGTCAATAACCAATTGCACATCGTTATCAATGTAGGTTTCGTCTATAGTCCACATACCCATAGAGCTTCTTATGGCTTCGTCCACTGTCTCTTTAGTGAGTTGTGTTTGGAACACATACTTAAAGCCTAACGCCTCTTCTTGAGGTGTTATATTTAGAAGAGATGATTTGTATTCTTCTAAAACTTTTGTAGGCACTTTTTTTGTGCTTATTACGGTTGAAAAAAAACTTTCAATACCGTTATTCATAAGAGAGCCTTTAACTTTGACTTTAGTTTCTCTATCTAAAGTTTTTTCATCCATCACTGTAAGTGTATGACCGATAAAAATAATATTTTTTGTTGACTTTGCTACATATTGGCTCATCAATATTTTAAAGAATTGAGCATATTCGCCCCATGCTTTCATTGTATTTGCTGATGTCAATACGTGAACAGATTCAAACATATCCATAGCAAAAGTTAAACTATCAATAACAATAGTATGAATATTTTTGTGCTGTTCTGCTGTCTCTAAAATAGAGTAGATCTGTTTAGGGTCAATAATAATTTCTTCTCTAAATGCTCCTTTAAAAGGAAGCTTTTTATTGTTTTCACAATTAAGATAAATTACGCCTTTTGGATCACCAATATTACGTAGAGATGCAGATTTACCAGTAGCAGTTTTGCCACTAATTAGTACAAGATTGTCGTTCATGTTTATTCCATATATTTTAAGAGTTAATTTAATCGCCGGAGGCGATATTATAAAGTGTCGCGTTTATGTATTGCTTTAGATGCAGTTACCAAAATAGTAGATAGGATTTCTGCTTCGCTCATTTTATCTGGTAATTTATTGTTAAGGCCAATAAGATTATTTTGTACGGCGTTAATATCCATACCAGAGTCTACAAGCATTAGTGCGTATCTAATGTATTGATTACTACGATTGCCTGTAGCAGTATTATCAATAAACCATCTTTCAACATTATTGAGAGATTGTTGATCGTTAATAATTTTCTTTCTTTCTTCATTTTTAGAAGTCTTTGGTATGAATAAAAGAGAGTCTAGTAACTTGCCTGAGTTATAAGCATGTTTACCATTAAATGTTTGCCATTTTCTAGAGCGTTGATTAGTTTGTTTATCAACATCAAAAGGAAGCCATTCAAATATGTTATTCATAAATTCTTTGAACTCATTAGCATCTAGTTTTAGTGTATGAGACATTGGAAGCAGTACTCTAAATCTGTTAGCTGCATCTGTATGTCTTTTTGTAGTGTATATTAATGAAGTGTAGTCTTTTAAAAGTAACTGGACTGTGTCCATACTTACACCATCATCAATGTCTAATACTACCATATTGAAGCCAGAAATAACATGATCTTCTTTACGATAATTGTCGTATAAATGATGAGAAACCCAATGATAATTAGGCAATTGTGTAAGCGTATGAAGCTTATCAAATGGAACATATTCACATTTGTAATTTTCTGCTAACTGAGTGCCGTAAGAAATAACCATTTTGGTTGTGTCAGTTTCTTTAAGAGCTTCGCCAATTAGAAACTCTATACCATCTGTAATGCTTTTCTTAATAATGATATTGTTTTTGTAACCATAAGCAATAGCCAAAGTCATCATCTCTCGTTTTTGATTTTCACTGCCTTTATAAAAAGGTAGGTCTTCAACCATATCAACGTGAGTAACTTCTCTGCCAATATGTGCAATGTAATTTGCAAGTTTAGTGTAGTTACGTTCTCTGGTTAACAAAGATTCAAATGCTTTGCCTGAATCCTCAACTATCTTAATAGCATTATATAGGTGATCTTCAGTTAGATTTGGACTGTTATCAATAAAGGCATATGTACCTGCTAACTTTAGTGTTTTAAAGTATCTATGTGCTACTTCTGCTTTACGAATTTCTTCATGATCTGATAATCCATTGGCTAGTCTTTCACAAGCAATTTTATACTCAATTAACAATAAGCTAACGCTTTTATCAATATCTATT